GTGAGCACTAGCTTCTTGCTCGAAATCGTCCGTGTCGTCTTCAGACTCGCGCAGAGGATGTATTTGTTCTATTAATAGAGCCTTGCATGCCTCTATGACACCTGCCGTGACCTTAGGGAGCACTAATGCTCTCATAAGTCTAGGTATGACGTCTACCGCAGCCTTTATCGATACACGTTCGATGTGTTCCTTCCATGACTCTCCGAATTTGGGTGCTCGAACAAGACTTAAAGTCTTTTGTTTAGACACCCATTCAGCAGAGGATGTATGGGACAGAAACCTACCCCATCGTTGTCCATCAAGGCTCATAAAAAAGTCATGATTGAACTTCGGGATAGGTAAGGCAATTCCGCCATAAGGAATGGGTACCGTAAGAGGTAAACCTAGCCAACGCGCATAATGCCAATAAGGATAGAACTTGGTCAGCCGCCACACCTTTATAGGTGCGACAGCCCCCGTTCTAGCCAATACGGCTTGCGTTTGACTAGGCATATTAAACCAATTAATAGTCCCTTTAGAGGCCCCAAAAGGGCCAATAATCGTACTAATTGGAAATATATCCTTTATCGGCTTACCATTCCAAGAAATGATCTCAGTGTAAACACTAAGATGATCATGGAGGAAATCCTTGAACTCAGACACGACCTCACCCCTAGCCTCAAGGTTAGTTGTGAATAGCTCACTCTCGATATCGTCTTTAACGCGACACTCGGCGTCATCGCCGGTTGTCCGAAGGTTGCCATATCGATGTGGTGCTACGGTATCCTCCCATGCCATAATTGTCACGAGAGGAAGACATGGCCACGATGTCGGTTCTCCCATCATAGCGCCTCTCTTCGTGTGTAATCCGGACTCTCTAGACTCACTCGAAACATGTCGGTAATAACCGATAAGTTTTTGTGTATCTACGAATTCAGGTAAATCACTGAAGATAGGATCTGGTGGGTCGTCAAACTCAACGGGCTTAAGGAGGAATTCCTCCGAAAACCCTGCAGACTTGAACACACCCATCATATTGTCGCTAAGCTGGTGTATTTTAAAGAAGTTCCTACCAACTCGCTTGATAACATTATCGAGATGAGAAGGCTCTCTTTCCAATACAAGTGCTCTAGGCCCAAAAATGAAAGGCACCAATTTCCGAATTCTTTTAAAGAAGTCGGCTTTAGGGGTTTCTTCAATTAATCGATCGATTAAGCGGTAATAAATCTTCCGAGATAACTCGAAAGGATGATTATCAGTAGCTGTAGTCGCATCGACGGACCTAAACTTTCCCGTCTTTCCGATGGGGTTCCTTAAAGGGTTCCCTGGTCGTATAGATGGAGAAATCCTCTCATCATTCATAAGGCATTGATCCATATAGGACCTGAGCACATGCTGAAGGATGAGGATTGGGGCAATGGAAGCAGTAGGGAAACGAGTCTTAAGACCTTTTTCATCCGCGGCTATTATTAGACACGGGG